CTCGAGCAGGCTACGCTGCTGGTCGGTGAGCGAGCCCTCGGGAATCCCGTACCTGTCCATGGCCTCCATGAGGCTCGTGGGCTGCGCATCCTGCGACTCACCGGACGAGGTTCCATACGGGTCCGAGCCCCACCACTTCGCGTGCTCGTCGGGGTAATAGGCCTTGTAGGCGTTCATCGCCGTCCCGCCCTGGATCATCGCCATGTACGAAGGCGGCAACTTGGAGGTCTTCACAGCCGCGCGCACGCCAGCGGCGAGCCTCTTCCTGAAATCCTGCGAGTCGCTCGTCGGGTCCGCGCCGATCGGCCGCTTGCCCGAGGACCGATACTCTTCGTCCCGCGGAGCCACGCCGCCGCGCTGGACCGCGCTCATCTCCTCCATCATCGTCCGCCCCTGCGCGCCCTGGGTGTACCGCGGGCGGCTCACAATCTGGTCGGACTGGCTACGGATATAGTCGGGGGTGTCCGACCCCTTCGAGGCCGAGAGCATCTTCTCGAGCTCCAGGCGGCGCTGGCTGTCGGGCGATTCTGAGCGCGAGCCCTCCAGCCTCCGCTCGAGCTCCTGGACGTAGGGCGCGTTGGCCTTCGCGCGACGCATCGACTGGTAGGCCTGTGGGATGCCCTTCAAACCGCCGCCAAAGAGCAGCCCCTCGACCCCTCCGAGCACCATCTCTCCGCCCGTGAGGCCACGCGACATCCGAGTGCTGGGGTCCTCGGCCTGGGCCATCTTCACGGGAGGCCGCTCGGCCGCTTGCACCGGCAACGGGCCGGTGAGCCCCTGCTGCGGCGCCTCCTGCGGGGCCTGCATCGGCTCTGGAAGCGTCGCCTTCTTGCCGCCGCCGCCGCCGCCCATCTTCGCCATGCCCATGAGCAGGGAGCCGGCCGTCGACTTCGAGGCGACCGCCGTGCCCACGCCGACGATGGCCTTCTTGGCAGCCGCGGCTGCGGCGGCCTTCATCGCGGCCATGACCGCGGCCCAGATAATCAGCATCGGATCATCCCAGCACGCCCCAGTTGCTCGCCTTCTGGCGGCCGGAGCTCGAGGTCACGGGGCTTCCGATCAGGCCGGCGTACTCGCGCAGGCGATCGCGGGGCTCGTCCTCCTGGAAGTTGAACCGCTCCATCAAATCCTGGAGGTTCCGGCTGGCGAGCTCCTCGCGGCCCTTCCCGACGCCCAGGAGCTGACCGATGTCCTGGTAGTCGTAGTTCGCGAGCTGCGGCGCCATCTGCTGCGCCTGCATCTGGTTCTGGCGCTCCTGGCCGTAGTTTCCGCCGTAGATGCCCGTGGCGAGGTCCGTCATGGCCCTCCCGCCCGCATCCATCGTGCGATCCATGCGGTTCGCCTCGGCACCCGAGCCCCCGCGGCCGTAGGCCGACATCGAGGCGCCGGGGATCGCCGAGGTCTGGAGTGCGCGCTGCACAGGGCGCGCGGCCGACTCGTAGGTGGACTGAAGCCAGGGATTGCTCGAGGGGTCGAGATACCGGCCCTGGAGCGTGTCGTAGTTCTGGCTCTGCGCGGCCTGGACGTTGGGGCTTCCGCCCCGCGCCCGATCGGCCATCGCGCCGTAGCCCTGCTCGGTCTCGCCCGAGAATGGGACGACGGTGGACTGCCCGAAGAACGTCCGAGGGTCGTAGGACTGCCCCTGCGCGCGGTTGTAGATGTCCGTGAGGAAGCCCTGCTGCCCGCTCCACGGCCCCGAGCCCTGCTTTCCAGATGACTGTCCGCCACTCGCCATTCAAAGCTCCTTCGAGAACGTGCTCTCGATCAGCTCATAGTCGCGCCTGACGCGCCCCCAGCCTCTCCGGCCTACCGCCTCGAGCGCCGCGCAACCCTCCGCGCGTGCCCAAGCCTCCAACTTACCGGCCACGTCGTCTACTAGATTGACGAGCCTACCTGCACCCAAGATCACTCTTCCCACGCGCCGAGAGGCGTAGTCCACCAGCTCGGTGACGACCACGCCGAGCGGCTCCTTTTGGTTGGATTCCCAGAGCACCCAGACCTGCACGCGGCCCTCTTTCGCCATTCCGAGCACCGCCGCGGTGTCGGTCTTGCGGGTGCGCGCGATCGCCGGCTCGATGAGCTTGCGCAGAAGGTCCGAGCAGAGGTCGATGCCGCCGGGCGGGATCTGGACCAGCTCAACCGACGAGCACGACTCCGAAGGTCCGGTCTGTATCTGGCACGGAGTCATGGTGCACCTCGATTGCGCCGTTCACAGAGCAGGCGTAGACACGGGTGACGGAGGCAGCGGCGGAGGCCGTCTCGGGAGCGAGCTTCGCGACGCCTCCCGGCCTGGCGAAGCTCACGCTCACGGTGGTGAGGGTAGCGTTCGGGGTGAGCGTCACGCGGAATGCGTTGTTCGTCTTACCGCGCAGCGCCGCGTTGGTGGCCTGCGCGAGCTTGCGGCGGTGCTCATCCTCCCGCTCCCACCTCTCCGGTGCAACCTCGCTGCGGCTCGGCGTGCTCATCGCGAGCCCGTCCTGACGGAGCCGTCGATCTCGATGCCGACGGCGCTGTTGAACCCGCCAGCCGGGATCACCAGCTTGAAGCGGTGGTATCGGCCGTTGCCATCATGCACGGTCACGAAGCCGTCGCCGTCCATGAGCACCTCTTCGCCGTACTGGACGGAGCTCCCAGGGGTCGGGAGTGACTCCATCACGGCGACTGCGATCGACGGGATCGCGCCATCGACAAGCGGGCGCAGCTCAGACACGAGCGTCCACCACCCAGGGTCGAGCTCTAGCGTGCCCGTCTCGAAGGTGGCCTCGAGCGCGGTCCCGTTGAACTTCACCAGGAGCTCGCTCGCATCGAAGGCTGCGAAGTCCTGGTCTCCGGGATTGACGAGCGGCGTGTCGAAGCTCGGGAGCCCGGCCGTGTCCACCGCATCCTCGTCGCCCGCGTCGTCAGGCGAGAGCGGCGCGTCGAGCGACACCGTCGCGGCATAGCCTCCGTTGGGCACCAAGAGCTCGGCGTCGATGTCGCCGTGCGTCCACTGGTTAAGGCTCCAGTCGAAACACAGGTATTTGTTCGGGGCGCCTGCCGTGTGACCAGACCCTGGGTACAGGACGTAGAATCGCTGGTTGTTTGGGTCTCGCTCGCAGCTCACGCGATCCGAGTACGCGGAGTCGAAGTCCGAGAAGAATGTCCTGTCGATCCGCTCCCGACCGATAGGCGTGCTCGTGGTGTAGTCGAAGGCATACCAACCATCCTCGGAGCAGTAGTAGACGGTGCGTCCGACCAGGACGGCCAGGCCAGAAGCGAGAAGCCCTCGGTTCGGCTCGACGCGAGTGATGTTGAACGTCACGTCGCCGCCGATGTACTCCATGCGGGAGATCGCGCTCTCCTGGAATACGACGCCCACCTCTGCGCCCCCGATGACGCGCTGCACCTTCCCGCCGCCCTGGAGCGGCTGGCGATCGCTCTCCGCCGCCACGGCCTCGTCGCTGGCGACGATGGGCCAGTGGAATGGGTTGCTGCGCTGCGGCCACCAGATGCTCGCAGGGATGTATCCGAAGGAGTTGTCGATCACGTCGCCGAGCACGATGTGGTCCTTGACCACGCCGATGTGATAGGCGCGCGGCGCTGCCCCTGTGCTTCCTGACGGCGCGTTGGGCGCGTCTCCTCGTAGCGGTCGGAAGTTCACGCCAGTGCGAATGTCGATGTACTGCGTGTCGTCGCTGGGGTTGACGGCGATCAGCGTCGTACCGAAGAGCGCAAACTCCCAGCGTTGCGTGGACGAGCAGTTGTAGGCGCCACCTGTGGTCCTGCTGACGTCCTCCGTGCCGTTCTGGCCGAGCCGGTAGAGCTTGGTCTCGTCGCCCGCGTAGGTGGCAGGGTTCCCGACGGGATCTACTAGCGAGATCGCCCCTCGCGCCCGAGCGTCGAGCGCGGTGAAGCCGGAGACTGCCGAGATGCCAGCCTGCGGGCCATAGCCTCCTGCAATCGGCACCGCGTTGCGCGCCGTGATGAGCGTCTTCTGGTTGACGATCGCAGGCCTGTCAGGCGTGTAAAGCCCAAGGGGAATCCTCAAGGATGCCCCCAGTCGCTTCGCATGTAGAGCGGGCCTCCGCCCGTGCGGGTCCTGAACGCCTGACGCCGCATCGAATCCTCCGCGCGCTGCTGGAGCGGCCCCCATGCCGAGATGCGCTGGTCGCCAGAGAACGAGGCAGAGTGGACGAGTGCCGTGTACGCCAGGTAGTCGGCGCCGACACGCAGGAGCCAGCTCGTCTGGCAGCCCGCTCCGAGGTGCTCGATGCCGGCGTAGTAGAGGAGGTTGTAATCGACGTCCACCTCGGCGCGCTGATAGTAGAGGCGTCCGCCGGAGATGAACCCCATGACGGGACTTTCCGCCATACGGATGGACGACTCGACCACGGTCGCTTCCGACGGCACCGCAATCCGAATCCAGCGCACCGGGCTCGTCTTGAGCTTCACATGGCGCAGCCCGACGTAGTCCCTCGGGAGCTGGATGTAGCCGAGAGCCGAGTTGGTGGTCCCGTCGATCGACTTCTCGGTCTGCTCCAGGTCTAGCTCGCGCTGCGCCTCGAGTTCCGCGATCCAGAGCCAGTTAGAAACCCGCTCTTCGAGCCCGCGACGCC